CCTTAACAGCTAATACAACTGGTGCATCAAATACTGCTGTAGGTCAATCTGCTCTACAAGCAAACACTACAGCAAGTAACAATACCGCAGTTGGTAAATCAGCTTTAATAGCAAACACTACAGGTGCTCAACAAGTAGCAATAGGTGGTTCAGCTTTAGAAGCAAACACTACAGGGTATAACAATACTTCTGTTGGTTGGGAATCAATGAAAGCAAACACAACTGGCTATCTAAATGTCGCAGTTGGTCAACAATCTATGTTAGCAAACACCACAGGTCATTTGAATGTTGCTGTGGGTCATAACTCTTTAGCTGCTTGTACAACAGGTACAGAAAACACAGTAGTTGGTGATAATGCTGGTGCTGCAATAACAGAAGGTGGTGGGAATGTTTGTGTTGGAGCAAATGCAGGTGATGCACTTACTGGGGGTAATGGTAAATGGAATACTGCACTTGGTTATTATGCTTTATCTGACTCAACTGGACATTTTCAAAATACTGCTGTTGGTCAAAGTTGTTTAAGTTCTAATGCCAATCATGGTAATACAGGTGTTGGTTCAAACTGTCTATCAGGTAATACTGGTGGAAGTGCTCTTGTTGGAATGGGTTATTTTACCTTACATAACAATACTACTGGCGATGGTAACACAGGAATTGGACAGGAAGCACTTTATGCTAACACTACAGCCTCTAACAACACAGCAGTTGGTCTAAAGGCTTTACAAGCAACTACCACAGGTACTCAAAATGTAGCAATCGGTGCTTATGCAGGTGATGCATACACCAATGGTGATGAAAATATAATTATTGGATATACTGCTGAAATATCTGGTGCTGGTGGACATAATCAAATAGTTATGGGTAGAGGTGCTGTAGGTAATGCTAATTTATCATTTTGTTTTGGTGAAGGAACAAATGATTCAGCTATAGCTTTTGGTGCTACTTCAATTACAGCTCCTTCAGACATTAGATTAAAAGAAGATATACAAGATGAAAAAGTAGGACTAGATTTTATAAACGATTTAAGACCTGTTACTTTTCTTTGGAAAAAAGAAAAAGATATACCTTCAGACATGAGAGCATATGAAAAGGGTTCTGAAGAAAGAACCATGAATGGTAAATATAATCATGGTTTTATAGCTCAAGAAGTTAAAGAAACTATAGATAACCATAATTTAAAAGAAGGCTTTGATATGTGGTCAGAAGATGAAGCAGATGGCAGACAAAGAGTTGCACCTAATGCTTTAATGTCTGTAATGGTCAAAGCAGTTCAAGAACTGTCTACGCAAGTAGATGAATTAAAAGCCGAAATAACAACTTTAAAAGGAGAATAATATGACTGTAGAACCTAGAACAGTAACATCAATTTTATTAGCAGGAACTGATAGCGTAAACTTAATTGACGGTGTAAAAGCTGGAACTTGGAATGTTGAAAGAATGACACAATCTGAAATAAATGAAATGGTACAAAGGAACGTAGACCACTTAGAACTTATTTTAGAATACAAACCTGTTGATAGTGATGATGATACACCCAATGTAAAAGGAGCAGCAGATAGTAAAAAGACTACTCACGTTGCAGCTATTGCTACTGGTAAGAAATACATAACTGACAACAGTTAATAAGATTTCAATTTGATTGCATAATGCATTATAATTAAACTTTAACTAACTATAAGGTATTAACATGAACGAAAAAAAATTAACAAAAGAACAAGAATACTGTAAAGCACAAATTTCAGATTTAATGCAAAAACAAGCTAATTTAAATTTTCAATTAGACCAAGTAAAAGCAAGCTTATCAGTATTTAATAATTTAATGGCAGAAGAAACAAAAAAAGTTTCTGAAGAAGTTATTAAAAAAGAAGAAAAATCCGAAGATACCAAAGGAGGTAAATAATGGATATAGTAATGAGTATGGTAACTTGGGTTACATTAATAGTAACTGTTTCAAGTTTAATAGCAGCAACAACATCAACTCCTAAAGATGATGTTTGGATTGGCAAAATATATAAATTTATTGATATGTTAGCTTTAAATATAGGTAAAGCTAAAGAAGTAGCACCAAAAAAGTAATGGCAACTGTAAAAGATGCTTTAAATGCTATAGAGTCTCACGAAAAAGAATGTAGAGCTTTGTATAAAAGTATTGATAAAAGATTGGAAGATGGCTCAAAACGATTTGATAAATTAGATAATATGATTTGGGCAGTTTATCCTTTTATTGTTGGAGTTGTATTTTTAGCTAAGTTTGTATAATGAGCAGACAAAAAAAATCAACAGTTAATAAAGCTGGCAATTATACTAAACCAGGTATGCGTAAGCGTATATTTAATAGAATTAAAGCTGGTAGTAAAGGTGGTAGACCTGGACAATGGTCTGCTCGTAAAGCACAAATGGTAGCTAAAGCTTACAAAAAAGCAGGCGGTGGATATAAATAGTGTCCTACCTTATTAGTAACATACCGCATTTTAAATGCTGGGTTAGAAAAGAATTTACTACTAATCATCAGCATGGTCATGGAGAATACCTACACGCATTAGCAATAGCTGTTAATACTATTCCAGATAGGTCATTAAGTTTTCAAGTAGTTTTTACTGGATGTGAAGCAGAAGATGATGAATCTAATATTCATGGCGGTGCAATGTGGGCTAGGATGCCCATACAAGCTCTTGTAGCAGATATTCCTGTTGCAGAGTGGGCAAAGCCTATGGAGGACCATTTAGCTCAACCTTGGGACTGTGAAGCACGCAATCATTCTGTTGTAGTTATGGACAGAGTAAGCAGTAGTCCTTGGATATGTAAAATTAATAATAATTTTTATCAAGGCAAATATTTATTTACAGTTGATTACACAGGAAACTCTATAGCTGATTGTCCTGCTCAACATAAACAATCTCATGTTATATATATTACAGAAGATTGTGAATGGAAAGGTAATATAGTTGCTTTACCAAATAATAGAGTAAGGGCTACAAGTCCTGCTTTATGGGTTACAGGAGAAGGTCCACCAGATTTTGCTCCATCACAACACATACATTCAGCAGAAGGTCACGAGAGTTATCTTGACCCACTAACAACATTTAACAATTTATACAGCGAAGGACCTGAAATAGATGAAACTTAATAGACGACAAAAAGAAACTTTAAAAAAACATAGTAAACATCATACAAAAAAACATATGGACGAAATGATAAAAGTTATGAAAAAAGGAACTAAGTTTGGTGATGCTCATGAAAAGGCTCTAAAAAAAGTAGGTAAATAATGCCTCTTAAAAAATCTCAAAGGTCATTAAAAGATTGGGGCAAACAAAAGTGGCGTACCTCTAGTGGCAAACCAAGCAAAGGTAAAAAAAGATATTTACCTGACGCAGCATGGAAATCTTTAACAAAAAGTGAAAAAGCTGCAACCAATAGAGCTAAAGCAAAAGGCAATAAAGCTGGAAAACAATTTGTAAAACAACCAAAAAAAATAGCAAAAAAAACAAGGAGCTACAGATAATGAATGAAGAAAGATTTAGCGGAGACATGAGTCGTAATGAGGTTGAAATAGACCTTAATAAATTTATGGCTATGGTTCAAGAAATTGGTGAATTAAAACAAAAAATCATGGAATTAGAGAATGATAAAGAACCTGATAATCCTTGGCAAAACTGGATATGGTTATCTAATATGATAGATGCCTGGAGAATATTTCCAAGAATGTTTTTAACAGTTTATATAGTTTTACTTTATAAATGTACTATTTGGTTTATGGAATTAGATGCACCAACTTTTGAACAATCTGGTCTTATATCTGTTGTTGTAGGTGCAGGTGCTGCTTGGTTTGGATTATATGCAGGAACAGCTAAAGATAAAATAAATAGTAAATAATGGAAGCATTTGACCTTATAGAAAAGGTCGGATTGCCTATAGCAGGTGGTCTTATTATGGGTTATTTTATATTTCTTATTATGAAACAACTTATGGGAAATCTTGTAAGCGATATTAAAAGTATACAAGGTATTACTAAAATGCTTATTACCAGAGCATCAATAATGAATAACGATATAATTCGTATTGATACATCAGTATCTAGTGCTTTAAATTTAAAACCAGACTTAGACAGAATAGCGAGAGCAGAAAACTTTGTTGAAGATGGAAAAATAGACGCTAGAAGAGATTAATGGATATAGTTGTACTGGTAGAAAAGTTTGGCTTTACAACCATTATGGTAGTTGGTTTAGGTTATTTTGTTTATTTTGTATGGCAAACAATTACTAATACAATAGACCCTGCTGTATCAGAAATGAAAAAAATAATTATTAGACTTACTGACCAACTTCGTCTATTAGACCAAGATATGATACGCTTACAACAAAAAGTAAATACTGTTTTAGAACTAAAAGAACAAGAGGTGAATAAAAATGGTAAAAAAGAAACTAACAAAAAAACAACTTAAAAAAGAAGAAGCTGAAAAAAATAAAGTTTTATGGTTTGTAATCGCTATAGGATTTGCTTTATTTATAGGTATATTTATACAAAACTTACGAGCAGACCAAATAGTTCATAAATTTAAATCACCTAGTTTTAATGGTGTTGGTACATCATCTCATTATCTAACTATAGAAAACCAAGAGTTTAGTCGTAAACTCACTATTAAAGAAGAAATAAAAGCATTACAGGATGAAATAGAAAGAGAAAAAGAAAACTCTACTCTTGCAAGATTTATGCGTAACCTTGAATCAAGAGTATATGCAGAACTATCTAGGCAATTAGTAAATAATCTTTTTGGAGAAACTCCTTCTTCTTCAGGCACTATAACTTTAGAAGGCAACACCATAGAATACACAAGTGATGGTGTGACATTAACACTTAAAATAACGGAAGCAGATGGAACAATTACTGAAATTACGATTCCTATTGGTACTTTTACTTTCTAGTTGTTCTATATTTAACCAATACGAAGATACATACGAACAAAGATTTAAGTCAAAAGATGTAGTTCATATATCTGAATTACAATCAATAGAACTAGCTAATGTTATTAAACCTGTAATAAAACCTGTTGTAGCAGTTTATCCATCAGCATTTACAGACCAAACAGGACAAAGAAAAAGTAATAGTGAGTTTGCCTTATTTAGTACAGCTATAACTCAACAACCAAATGCATTGCTTATAAGAGCTTTAAAACACGCAGGTAATGGTGATTTTTTTACAGTTGTTGAAAGAGTTGGTTTAGATAACCTTACAAAAGAAAGACAACTTATAAGGTCAGCAAGAGAACAATCTTCTTCAGAAGATGATAAAAGAAAAGTTTTAAGACCTTTATTATTTGCTGGAGTATTAATCGAAGGTGCTGTAATTTCTTATGAAAGCAATCTTGCTACAGGCGGTATAGGAGCTAGATACTTAGGTATTGGTTCTAGTATTCAATATAGAGAAGATAGTGTAGCAGTAACCTTACGCATGGTGTCAGTAGCTACAGGAGAGATACTAATAGAAGTAATGACTGAAAAAACTATATTTAGTTATGGCAAATCAGAAGATGTATTTAGATTTATTGAGATGGGAACAGAACTTGTAGAAGTTGAGTTAGGTAATTCTCGCAATGAATCAACAACAATAGCACTTATGAAATCTATAGAAAGTGCTGTGTTAGAATTAATTAATGTCGGTTACGACAGGAGTTTTTGGAAACATGAAGAAATTAAAATTAATAAGCCTGATTGCGATGCTGATTGCATTGCCGATATTCGGGGCTGATAATGAAATATATGTAGACCAGTCTGGTACTGGTGCTAATATAGACTTAGAACAATTAGGAATATCTAATATTATAGGTGGTTTAAACTCTACAGCAGGCAGTGTAAATCCTTTTGACTTAGATGGAAATGCCATGACACTAGACATTAACATGATTGGTGCTACTAACAAGTTTCTTGGTGATATATTTGCAGACAGTTTTACTGGCGTATATAACTTTACTGGTGGTACTAATACATTTACTATTCAAGTAGACCCAACAAATTCTAATAGTTCAGACGGCTCTAATCAAAATGTAGCTGTTACTGGTAGTGGTAATACATTTACATTAAACCAAGGTACAACGGCAATAGCCGCATCACTTGATTTAGATTGGATTATTCAAGGCTCTAACAATACAGTAACATCTAACATTAATATTGATGGTGCTACTAACTATATGGATATAGATGGTTCTGATAATACAGTTACTTATACAGGTACTGGTGTTAATGCTTCAGCAGGTGGATATTTTTATTTAGACCATACTGGAGGTTCAAGAACATTTAATATTCAACAACTGAGTACCCAAGATAATGACTGGCTCAAAATTATGTCAATCTCTGGCACTTCTGCTTCTACTGTTTGTGTCGTTCAAAACGACCAAGGTACAAGCACAAGCTGTTGATATTGGAGACATCTCTGAACTAAACGGTTCAGCCCAAATAGTAAGAGACAAACCTTACGATGCAAATTTAAAGTTTGCTATACAAAGCAATGATGAAGCTATCACGACTAATGGCAGAATGGCTATTACTTTTTTAGATGATAGTAAAGTAAGCTTGACAGAACATTCGCAATTAATAATAGACGAGTATATATTTGATGCAGACCCAAGCAAATCAAAAATGGCTCTAACTTTTGGTCTTGGAACAGCAAGATTTATTACAGGCAATCTAAATAAAATAGATAAACAAAATATTACTCTTAAAACTCCTACAGCCAATATAGCAATAAGAGGTACAGACTTTACAGCTACAGTAGATGAACTAGGTCGTAGTCTTATTATACTATTACCAGACGCTCTAGGGCTCTCTAGTGGTGAGATAGAAGTAGTTACTGCTATGGGTACAGTTTTATTAAATAAGCCTTACGAAGCTACTACAGTAAGCGTATTTGAGTCAGCACCAAGCAAACCAGTTATTTTAGATTTAACATTAGATGTTATTGATAATATGTTAATTGTTACTCCTCCTAAAGAAGAAGTAGTTATAGAAGAACAAACAGTTTTAACTAAATCAGAAAATTTATTAGATTTTAATGATTTAGATATAGATTATTTAGCAGAAGATTATCTTAAAGAAGATAGTTTAGAGTTTAATGAGTTAGATATTAATTTTTTAGATGTTAATTATTTAGAAGATTTATTAAATGTTTTAGATGGATTAGCTATAACTGAAGAAGAGGACCAATTAGCACAAGCTACAAGTACACAAATATCAGGAACATTATTAGGTAAAGACCCAGATACACAGATAACAACTATAATTACAGGACAAGTTGTTAGTTTAAGAAGAAGTGTTAATGAAAGTGTACAGTTAGATTTAGATGGAAATAATGCTTATACAGTAATATTTATACAAGATGGCATTTCTAACATAATAAAAGTTAATGGTGGTAGTGATTCCACAATAACAATAACTCAAAGTGATTGATGAAAAAATTAATATTACCAATACTTATAATACTTTTATTGCCATTAATATATCAATCAGTACCAACAGAAATATTAAAGTTAAAAATATTTGATACGTTTGTAAAAAAACAAGAACCATCAGGTAATTTTGTAATTTTAAACATTACAGAACAAGATGTAGAAAATGAAGGTGGATATCCATTTCCTAGAAAAACACTTGCACAAATACAAGTTGACCTAATTAATGAAGGTGCTATTGGAGTTGGTTGGGTAATATCTTTTCCACAAGCAGATAGAATGGGTGGTGATGAAGTCTTTGCACAAACACTTGGATATGTACCATCTGTTATTGCAATGTTTGAAGATGGTAAAGGTAATTATCCAAAACCAACAGGAACAGTTGTAAAAGGTAGTCATGTTAGTGGTATAGTATCTATGGGAGTTAAGGAAAACCTGAACACTCTAAAAGATAATACACTGCAGGGTCTAGCCATTGCTCCCACCGAAGTTGACCAACTTGTTCGCAGAATACCATTACTTGTAAGCACTCCAAATAATAATTGGATTCCTTCTTTTGGCACACAAATATACAAAGCATTGTTTAGTGTTAAAACTTACATTATAAAAACTAATGATAATGGTATAGAAGAAATATCAATTAGAGGAATACCACCAGTAAAAACAGATAGTCTTGGTCGTAAGTGGATTAGTTGGGTTGATACACCACAAACAAATTTGAAAGATATGAATGTTGCAGGTAAATTCGTATTTGTTGGAGTTACAGCAAATGGCGTAATGCCACAAATAGCTACACCAGTTGGATTATTAGAACCACATAAGATACAAGCAGCACTAGCAGAATCAATCTTAATACAAGACAGTCCTTATATACCTGATTGGTCATTAGCTGCTGAATTATTAATTCTAGTGATAACAGTAACTTTTGTTTGGTTGTGCGTAAATATTTTTGGAATGACGGCAGGAATAACATTAACCAGTCTATTATTCTTTTCAACAATATTTTTTGGACACTATCTTATACAGCGTGGAATCTTAATTGATGTAAGTTGGACTTTAATATCACAATTTATTACAGCTTCTATAGGCTTTTATCTTAGATTTAGAGAGCAATATAAATTAAGACAACAAGTTAAAAAACAATTTGGTAAATATCTTGACCCTAGAATGGTTAAAAAATTACAAGATAATCCAGAGCTTTGTAAAGTAAATGGTAATAGAGTTGACTGCAGTATTATATTTACTGACCTTAGAGGATTTACTAGTTTATCTGAATCGGTAGAACCTGAAATGGTTACATACATTATGAATAATGTATTAGATGTACAAGTAAAAGCAGCTAATAAATATTTTGGATGTACTGATAAATTTATTGGTGATGCAGGTATGTTTCATTGGAATACAATAATTCCACAAGATGACCATCATAATTTAGCTTTACAAGCAGCACAAGAAATAGAAAAAAACATAGACCAGTTAAATATTAAATTTAAAGAAGAAGGTATACCTGAGATAGCAATAGGTATTGGAGTTAATAGTGGTATTTGTATTGCAGGTAACTTTGGAGCTACTGATAGATTTGCATTTTCTCTTATAGGCGACCCATGTAATATTGCTGCAAGATTAGAATCAAGTACCAAAGTTGCAGGTGTAGGAACATTAATAGGCGAAGAAACTGCCAAAAAATCTAAATTTAAGTTAAAATTATTAAAACCAATAGAGGTTAAAGGCAAGTCTAAACCATTACAGGTATACACATGGAAATAAAATTAAAATTAATTTTTAAATGGTTTATAAGTTTATTTCAAACACGTTACAAAATTACTGTATCTTTTAATAAAGAATATGGTGATGCAGATGATAGAACATACATATCTAAAAAAATAATTACACAAAAAGAAAAACATCTTAAATTTCGTGATGAAGATAATAAATTAGTTGAATATAGAAGTGCAGCAGGTCTTAACTATATTATAGAGGATGTTTAATGCAACAAGTATTTATTGGCATAATATTATTTTTAGGTTTTACGACTTATTTTTTATATAACGAAAATACTACTTTAAAGTCTAATAATCTTGCTTTAGAAAGTGCTATAGCATCACAAGAAGAAGCAATACAAAGTTTGCAAAATGATTTTGTTTTACAAACAACACAATTAAATGAACTGACAGTTAAAAGTCAAGCAGCACAAAGAGAACTTAACAGATATACACAGTTTATAAAAGATTATGAATTATCTGCAAAAATACTTGCAGACCCAGTAGAAATGGAAAGGAAAATAAATAATGGTACAAAACACATTATGGAAGAAATCGAAGAAATCAGCAATGTTGTTGACGACCTTGATAATGGTTTGCAGTTGCAGCCTAATTCCGACTAAACAAATAGAAGTTACAGCCAAACCATTAGATAGGACTATAGTGCAACCTATTATGCCTAGAGAAATAGATTTAAAAGAACCTATGTGGATTGTTGTTACGCCTGATAATTGGGAAGAACAACTTGCAAAAATTGAAAAACAAGAAGGTGAATTAGTTTTTTTAGCTATGACAATACCTGATTACGAGGTGATGGCTTACAATATGCAAGAATTAAAAAGGTATATAAATGAACTTAAAGAAGTTGTTGTGTATTATAGAACAGTTACTACAAATAAAGAGGAGTAAACAAATGAACATATCACAAGAAGGATTATCATTAATTAAAAAATTTGAAGGTTGTGAGTTAGAAGCTTATAAATGTGCAGCAGGAGTTTGGACAATAGGATTTGGCTCAATTAAAGGTGTTAAACAAGGTGACACTATTACTCAAGAAGAAGCTGATAATTTATTGCTACATGAAATGGATGAATATGAAGGTTATATTAATGATGCTGTTAATGTTGATTTAAATCAAAATCAATTTGATGCTTTAGTATCATGGGTATTTAATTTAGGACCTTCAAATTTATCTTCAAGCACATTACTTACAAAAATTAATAATAAAGATTGGGATGATGTTCCTGCACAAATTAAAAGATGGAATAAAGCTGGCGGTAAAGTTTTACAAGGGTTAATTAGACGTAGAGAAGCAGAGGCTTTACTTTTTGAAGGTAAAGAATGGCACGAGGTATAAATAATGCCATTAAGAAAATATGTATTTAAACCAGGTATAAACAAAGAAGGTACTAATTATAGTAACGAAGGTGGCTGGTTTGATGCAGATAAAGTTAGGTTTCGTAAAGGCAGACCTGAAAGAATTGGTGGATGGGAAAAACAAAGCACAAGTAGTTTTATAGGCACTTGTAGAAAAATATATCCATACAAATCTTCTGTAGGTACAGATTATATTACTTTAGGAACACATCAAAAATTTTATGTATTAGAAGGAGGGACTTATAATGATGTTACCCCCATACGAGAAACAGCGACTAATGCTATTACTTTTTCTGCTACTGATGGCAGCACTACTATAACAGCAACTGATACTGACCATGGAGCAGTTACAGGAGATTTTGTTACATTTAGTCAGGCTGTAAGTCTAGGCGGTAATATAACAGCTACAGTTTTAAATCAAGAATATCAAATAAATTCAGTACCTAGTGTTAATACTTATACATTTACAGCTACAGCGACAGCTAATTCTAGTGATACTGGTAATGGTGGCTCTGGAGTAGATGGAGCTTATCAATTAAATTCTGGATTAGATGTATATGTATCATCTACAGGTTGGGGTGCAGGTACATGGGGTGCAAGTACATGGGGTTCTACAAGTAATTTAGTGTCAAGTAATCAGTTAAGATTATGGTCAATAGATAATTTTGGTGATGATACTATATTAAATCCTAGGTCTGATGGTATTTATTATTGGGATGAATCATCTGGAACTAATAACAGAGCAGTAAATGTTACAAGTTTAGGTGGTGCTAGCAATGTGCCAACAAAAACATTTCAAATTATGCTTTCAGATGTAGACAAACACGTTATAGCATTTGGATGTAATCCTATAGGCTCTTCTAATTTAGACCCTTTATTAGTTAGATTTTCAGATACAGAAAGTATTACTGACTGGACACCAACAGCAACTAATCAAGCTGGTGGAGTACAGTTATCAATGGGTTCTACTATAATAGGAGCTTTAAGAACAAGACAAGAAATACTTATATGGACTGATGTAGGTATAGTTTCTATGAGATTTGTAGGAGCACCATTTGTATTTTCATTTAATGAAGTTGCTAATGGTCCATCTTTAA